TAACTAATGAACAAAAAATAACATTAATACAAAACAAATTAAACCAATAAAATAATATGAAAAACTTAGAAATAATTGACTACACTACACACGAAAGTAATTACGAAGTAGACTACACCCATAACGGGGTATTGTTAACCGATGTAATAGAGTTTGATGCCTTAGTTGAGTTTGTACTATACGAAGGATTAAATGAGGGTTGGAACGATACAGAGGAGGGCGGTGAGCATATTCAACAGCATTGGGAAGTTGATGCTATGCAATGGATTGAAGAAAACACCAGCAAAGCATTGGAACTATTTTTACAAAAAGAAACCAAATCTTTTCCGTTACCGCTTAAGAATTTAATTTATAACATCATTGCTACCGATACAGATAAAGAATTAATGGCAAACAACTTTAATAAATATAACAATGACTAAGCAAGACACAAAACCAAATTTCAGCGACTGGATGCGTTATATCCGCATGGCTGCAAACAAGAAAAAACATCATTTGAGTTCATCTGATTTAATTACAAAATTCACAGTTAAAATTAATTACGAAAACTAATGGAAACAACAACCGCTTTATGGGTACTTGTAGTAGTATCTGGATTAATTTACTTAGGTTTTTACGCACTTAAAGATGAGGACTAATGGAAGATTTTAAATGTATAGGAGAATACGTAGGATTTAATTTTACCTGCTCCATTTGGACTATTGGCAACCAATGGTATGTCAGAAAAAAAGCATCTTACTATATTGAGGATGAGTATTTCAACAACCAAGAAGCAGCCGAAAAAAAATATAACAAATTAATCAAACAAGCATTATGAGTACACTACCAACACTTGCCGACCTTACAACTGATGTTGAGTTGGCTTACAAATCGGATTCACTAAACTACTTATTGAACCAACGACCGCCTGAAAAATGGATTAAAGAGCATCCATACATCAAAGGTTACAAGTACCTACCCATTGACAAAGTCGAACTATTGCTGAAGAAAATATTTAAGCAATTCAAGATTGAGATTACTAACCAGGGGACTGCCTTTAACGGTGTTTGGGTTACGGTTAGAGTTCACTTTGTACATCCTATTACAAACGAATGGAACTATCACGATGGCATTGGTGCAGCACAATTACAAACAAAGCAAGGCACTTCACCCGCTGACCTTATCAACATTAATAACGGTGCTTTAATGATGGCTTTTCCAATAGCTAAAACAGTTGCTATAAAGGATGCTTGCGATATGTTTGGTAGCTTATTCGGTGCTAACCTTAACCGAAAGGATATAGTAGAGTTCACAACTGATACTAAAATTACTGATGCTTTTACTAAAACTAATTCAGAAAAACTAAATGGCAAATTATAAAGTATTTGAAACAGAAGATTTATGGTTAGAATACCGTAAGGATAAATTTACCTCCAGCGAAATTCACAAACTATTAACTGATCCAACTGCAAAGGAACTTAAAGCAGGTGAAGTACTAAGCAAAGGAGCTAAGTCTTACATTAAGACTAAGGTAGCAAACCAACTATCGGTAACGCTTCCTAACTTCTATAATGCAGCTATGCAACGAGGTAAAGAAATAGAGCCTCAGGCGGTGCTTGCCTTTGCTGAATTAAAAGGACTGGATGTAAATGATAACAACTTTATTTACACATCAGCAAATGGTATTGTATTATTCGAAAACATTGAGTTTGATATTTGCGGAACTCCTGACATAGTTTTAAAAGATGCTATTTGCGAAATCAAATGTCCTGAAAGCAAAACACATCTTGACTATCTGCTACTTAGTACCTCAGATGACATACTTGAAAATATGCCTGAGTACTATGCACAAATGCAGCTTAATATGTTCTTAACCGATACTAAGCTATGCCACTTTATTAGCTATGATGACCGCTTTAATGATGCTAAACTTCAACTAAAAATTATTGATGTGCCTATTCATATCTCATTTATTGAAACTATGATTAGTAAAATACAATACGCTATTGACTACAAAAATAAAATTTATAAAACCTTAACCAACTAAACAGCCATAGACGGCATTAAACAACATGAAACCAGTAAACAATAAGTCTTTAATTGTATTTCTTTTTGACCAAATGAATAAACTTGATGATGGCACAATTGATGTACAAAGCGCACAAGCGCAAGCTAACTTAGCTAAACAAGTAAACAATGCCTTAAATTATGAAATTAAACGTGCTGACATCCAAATGAAATTAACAGCGCACAACGCAATCTACAAAGATGGTTTAAAATTGAGAGAGGCTGAGTCTAAATTAATAGAAGAATAGCATGGAAAATTGTTATAGAGGTTATGGTAGATTTAATAATTACAAAGCATGGTATAATCTTGAAGGTAATTTATTAATTGAAAATGTATTTGCAGACCATTTGTATTGCGACACTGAAGAAACTTTTGATAGACATGGAAATGTAATAGGAAGCCACACTGTTAATCATAGGCAAGTAGAAGAAGTAAAAGTCATGAAACATAATAACCTTTGGCCTATACAGATAGGGTATGAATTTTATTTAATAGACATCTATAAGTGTTCTACAATGGATGATTTATACTTGATGTCAGCGTCTTTAAATAATTCTAATTTAGGTAAATTTGATGTTAAGCCACATTTTACATATCGGGGATGGGATGATGAATATAAAATAAACTTTATTCCATACGAATGTTCTACAAAAGGAGCAACAAGGGAAATTATAAGAAAATCCTTTAATGAGTTTATTTCTTTAGATTATTTAGAATACACAGAAAAGTATAATAGTTTTGTTTCTAAACTAGAGGATTATAAGGATTATCAGGATTATAAAAAATTGGATATAGCAAGAACTTACAAAACAAACATTGAAATTGCAAGTTATTTTTATAATGTGCCTGAGGAAAAAATAATAACCAATAATTTTAACAGACCTCAAAAATTAATTGAAAGGCTGGAAAAGAAAATAAATCACAAACACAGAGAACAAATTAAAAAAAATAAATACAACTAACCATGAAACCAAAAACACAAAAAGAAGCGTTAATAGCGATGCTAAAAAAAGGCAAACCGATTAACTGGGTTAAAGCCTTTCAATTTACAGGATGCAGTAAGTTAGGTACTCGAATAGCTGAGTATTCTAAACTTGGATATGTGTTTAAAAAGGAGAAAGTAAACTTTAAAACACGCTATGGTACGGCAGGGTATTACATGGACTATACTTTGGATTTGAAAAAAACACCTAAAAAAGTTTTGAAATTGATTTAAAAGGTTATATTTGCTTTGTTGAATTAAGGAATTGGTAACTCCTCAACAAATAGGGAAAAGAGATTTAAAGCCTCTTGCAGTCAGTGAGCATATCCCATGCGTTACCACATTGATATGCAGGAGGCTTTTTTTATTAATAATTAATTATGAGCTACAACACAATGCCATTCGGCAAGTACAAAGGGGTAAGCATTAAAGACCTCCCAACAAATTATGTTTGTTATGCAATTACAGAATTTGATTTACCCGAGGAGTTAAAGTCAGTTTTATTTCAGCAACTTATGGAGAACATAGGCGGGTGGGATTTTATTAATGATACTGAAATTGATAGCAAAAAAATAGATCATGCCTACAAAAAAGCAGCTATTAAATATCATCCTGACAAAGGAGGCTCAACTGAAGCAATGCAAGCTATTAACGAATTTAAAAGATTAATTTATGAGTAGGAAAGCATTTAATTTTTTTAAAAGTTATTTTGATGTAGCTAACGAGTTAAATGATGCAGATAGGTTATCATTTTATGATGCTTTGATTTCGGTACAATTTACTGGTGAATTTAAAGAGCTTAAAGGTATGGCAAAGTTTGCTTTTATTTCGCAAGAGCATTCTATTAAATCACAAATTGAGGGCTTTAATAGTTGGTTAAAAAAATCTGATAATCAAATAGATACAATTAAAATTATACCCCCTGCCAAAGGGGCTGCCAAAGGGGGTTTGGCACAAGGGAAAGGGGAAGTACAAGGGAAAGGACAATACGTCTTGCAAAAATTATCTTTTAAGGATTCTGAAATTTATGATAAAGTTAAATTTGCTGAGTCGTTCCCAAATTGGGATAAAAACAAATTAAAGTTTTGGTATGAATCAGCTGAAGACTATTCGGCACAAGGCAATAAATACGTTGATTGGAAAGCTGCAATAAGAAGCTGGGAACGTAAAGACGCTAAACTAAATATTAAACCACAAATTAAAGGGCAACCACCACGAGGATTATGTTAATAGACTTTGATAAAATAATTGAGCAAATAGAATTTCATATTGAAAACCCTGAGAGTTTTAGTTATAAGCTACCAATATTTAATGGTTTATACAACTTTAAAAAAGGTAGAACAACCTACTTTGCGGGCATTCCTTCACATGGCAAAAGTACATTTGTGTTTGAGTTGCTGATACAGTTAACAGAGAAATATGGCTTAAAACACGTTTTAGTAGCGCCTGAGGAAGGAACAGCAGCCGAGTTGTACATAACTATACTTTGCATGATTACAGGCTTGCAAAACCGCCCTAATGCGTTTAACCGTTTAACCAAAGAAGTATTTTATAAAAATATTGCTTACTTAAAGTCACATTTTCATATTTATGATTTGGGTGAAAAAAGCGTATCGCCCTATAAAATACTTGAAGATATTAAGGAATACATCATAGAGCATAAAATTGATACTTTGACCTTAGACCCTTGGAATGAATTGACTCACGATTTTAGTATTGGTGGAGGTAGGCAAGATATTTACTTAGAAAAAGTGCTTGGTGACATAAGACTATTTTCAAGGGCAAATAAAATACATACTTTTATAGTTGCACATCCTCGAACGCTTCAAAAGTCTAAGGATGGAGGCAAGTATGAACCGCCAACGGCTTATGAGTTTAGCGGTGGTGGTGCTTGGTATGCAAAAGCTGATGGAATTATATGTGTATACCGACCTGAGGAGTTTAGCGAAGTGTTTAAGGAACAAACCAAAGTAGAGATTATAATACAGAAAGCTAAACGAGGAATAGGTAAAAAAGGAATTATCAACTTAGACTTTAACTTGCAAACATCAAGATACATCGAACTGGATAAACCGATTGAAAATAATTTCACAGCACCTTTTTAATA